CACACATTATATCAACAACTTACGAGTATCCCTCTCCAGCTCTCTAGGTTAATTACTATTCCACGATAAAGATAGTTATCTATTAAGTACCTATAACGATAATCTATGAAGGGGAGGGGCAAAGAAGGAATCCCTTATAATTATATTCATATCACCTCGCCCTTTATCGGAAAAAACAAAAAGCTCTCTTAAGACTATCTTAATCTACAACTAACTAGTGACACTCACTTGACATTCTTGAGTGTTAATATTAAGTTATAAATAAGACTATCTTAATCTACAACTAACTAGTGACACTCTTATGCCAAAACATACGACATTCACCTGCCGCCACTACTCATGTACTCTTTATGGGATAGAATGGTCTCTAGACGATGACGACTTACCCGTATGTACGATCTGTGGCCATGAAATGCTACCAGCTCATCCGATAGGAGACTCTAATGAAAGTGTTTGATTACCAATGCCCAAATGAAGACTGTATCCTGAATGAATGTATTATTGAAGAAATGATCCAAGATGATATGCAACCTATCGTCTGTCAGGCTTGCCATTCGCATATGACACGACTTCTAGGCAACCCCGCAGGGGTGGTAAGGGGTAGCAGTAATCCCTGCCCTAAGAAATCCTAGCCCAGCCTGGAAAATTGTGCATAGAGTTGTCAAATATCCTGGAAAATTGGCAGCTCAACGTTCAATTTTCATGATTGAGTATACCGGAAAAGCCGGGCAACTCCGGAAAAACCACGTAAATTCGGAGTCTAATACCGAAAATGCAAGGTATCTATGAAATGTTATTTCTGCTGCAGTAAGTGTCCCCCAGGGCTTCCATGGTGGGTTACACATAAGAATGTATTATTAATTTCATGTCGTATATGCTGGGCGGCGTATAGTTGAGGAGTATATGCTACAGTGGGTATATATTTCCCTATTAATTATTCTATTATTAGTCCTATTATGTTAGCCTTATTCACCTATTAGGGGAAATTTAGCTCTTAAAGGGTACTAGAATAGGATTTTTAAGCATTTAGACCCCGTTTGGGTATTTTTACCCTAGAAGGGCAGATTTACAAGTAATTTTAATCCGTTCGGGAATATATACAGAGTATGGTTAAGCCAGATTCTATCAATTTTTGTTACTTAGACTACCATTGTGACTGTTTACCCGCGAATTTTACAATACAGTATCCGCTAGAAATAGAGTATAGCCTACCTCTTAAGTGTTATACTTGTATGAAGCCCGCTAAAGTGGCCACCCCCGAGGTGATAGCGGAAAATGTTAAAATTAAAGAAGAAAACTATAAAAATCTTGTAGTTGATCGCAATTTGTTTAAATATTTAGAATTGCCCCACATTACAAAAAAATATAATTAATAGGTTCTTAATGCTTTTTTAAGAATTTTGTGCTATAATATATGTAAGAGTTACTATTTTGGTTATCTAGGTAGAAAAGAGAACTCACTACGCATTGGTTCTTACTCTCATGATGACCGATTGGAGAGGGTGTAGAGTATCTACTACATTCTCTCCCTAGTTTCCTGGGAAAGCTTGGCGCAATGTCAAGCAGCCTTTACATAAAGGCCCGAGTTGTGGCATACTATAATACAGATAGCCCCGCCCTAAATCCTCTTAACCTGCTGCAAGTGGGATATTGTTTAGGGCGCTACTCGGAGGATTCACCCATGACCTTTGAAGAATTTTATAAAACCTACAAAGTTATGCCCCTTAAAGATAAAATCTGTGTGGCAATAGCGGCTGTAGTAAATAACCCAGATAAATATCAAGAATACGTACAACAGTTTAATAAAACTCTAGGTGCTAGTCCCTATGAGCTTATGAAGACTGAGAAAGGGCAGCGACGCCTTTTAAAATACTTAGAAAACAAGACTGGCTGGAATAAATGAGAGTACTCCATTATGATATCAAAACAAGACTTTTTTAATCAAGCCTGCGACAGTCTTCGTAAGTATGGCAATCAGTTTGGTTCCTTTGAGTTCCGTAAATGGGGCTGGTGCAATCCTGATGATCTATCCCAACGATGTGCTATTGCTAGGTTTGTGGCTGGGGACACCGACAAAGAGATCGAATTAAACCTTCAATTTTTAGTGGGAAATGTTCACGAGTTTAATCCACTTATTAAAGATATTACCCACTTATTTGACTTTGCTCCTATTGCCTGTAATGATCACTCATTATTGGATAGCGAGCTTAAGAGAATTGCCGATAAATACGGTTTAGTATATGAAGTAACTACCCCAAAGAGTATCGAAATATTAGAACTCGTTTAATGATTACCCGTTACGCCGCTTAGTGCAGGTCGAACTTACTCGGCCTCCTAAGTAGCCGAGAACGGAAAAGTACTTAGGTGAAAAAGCTCTCTTAGCCTCTTCCCCAGAGACTATCACCTAGGAGAGTACCCCCGAGAGTCTTGAAATACTTTTGCCCTTGGGCGAACTGTCTCACGACAAGACTCTTACAGCTGGGCTGTACAGCTTCAGGCTTAAAACGCCATACAGCACTAATTTTAACGTTTATCAATCCGTATAGTTTAATTGTGAACGCTCTTGGGTGTGATGACCTTTGAGAGGCGAGCTCTTCATCATAAGGGGCTTTACGGGGATAACGGAGAATCAGCCCGATAAGTCCGCAAGGCTACTGATTACAGCCTGACCCGCCCAGTAAACTAGATCCGCTAGGGACAGTTACTGTTTGGAACAGCAGCTCAACTAAAAGAAAAGGTTAAAAAGCGGGTGAACGCTGTTTATGTACTGGAAAGTAGATGAATACACCGACGAAAAAGGTCGACTCTGGTATATATACAATTATATTACATTCCGAGAAGTAAAGGCCCCACGGAGCCCTTACTATAATGGGATTCTAAAAGAAATTATCTATCCTCAAAACATCCATATGGTAGTTAAAGCTATCATTATCGATCCGAGAGAGAATGTTGCCGAGGTTATAAAGAGACAACCATGACTGAATTATTATTCTTTTTATTAGGTTTTATTTGTGCTCTCGTAGTAGAACGCAAAGTAGTACCTGCATTAGTCATTAAAATTAAAGAAATCGCAAAAAAGATCGCTGAATAATGCCTACCATAATTGGTTCAATTATCTCTGCTATAGGGTCTGGAGTTGCTGCGTTCTTCGGTTTTAAAGGGGAACAAGCAAAAACAGTCCAGGACGCTATTGGGTTATTAAAGTCTATTAATGACGTTGATGCTCAATCAGCAGCGGCGAGTGCTCAAGTATTATCCGCTATAATGTCCCAAGGGTCAGTCTTAGAACGCCTTTGGAGACCGCTATTAATGGTTATGTGTATGGTTATCTTAGGAGCCTATTTCTTTGGCTACCAACCACCGAACATTAATGCTCCATTAAGTCCAATGATGGAAGAAATATTTACCTTATTAAAAATAGGTGTGGGTGGTTATATTCCTGCCCGTACTGTAGAAAAAATCGTAAAAGACTTAAGTATCGCTAGTGTGTTACGTAAGCTTGTAGAGAAGAAGATCGCTTAATGTGGATATTAAATTAATTATAGATATACTCCTAGTCTTGGTTATTCCAGGGCTTATTGGGTTCTTTAAATACCTTATGAACAAGATTGAAAATTTAGAGCAAGAAATGAAATCAAAAATATCGGAAGAAGATGCACGCCAACTTCTAGCAGACCATTTAGAGCCAGTGAAGGAAGATTTACAAGATATTAAAGACCTTCAAATAAAGCTCTATGAGTTTCTATTAAAGAATAAATAACTATGGCCTTAACGAAATGGAAGGATAGTCACCCAGAGAAATTAGTTAAACTAATGGAACAAGGGTTATTAGACTGCCAAATATGTAAAGAGTTTCGTATTTCACGTGAGACCTTTTACGAATGGATTCGAACTAAACCAGAGTTTAAAGCAGCCTATGAAGAGGGTTTACCTTTAGCGGAGGCTAAATATCTAGAGTTTGCTCTAGAGCGTATGAAGTCCGGTGACGATAAAGGTTACAAGTACTGGATCTCAATCATGAATAACAAGTTTCGCGCTGGTGGCTGGCAGCGAGATGGTCAAGTAGCTGGACAAGTCACAAATATTCAAAACAATATCAGTATTGCCGCTACAAAGACAGAGCAAGAGTTAATAGAGATTCTTGTGGATAAATTATCAGATCCAACTATAAGTCCCCTCCTCCTCGATGGATCCAAAGAACCTAAAGAACAAGAGTAAAGAAGAATTATTACAGATTCTTGATACAATCTTAACTCTTGAAGAAAAGTCCAAGTTTAGCAAGTTAAAGTATATCTACCCGCTTACCGGCCCTTATGCTAGGGAGAAATATCCTAAGCATATGCGGATTATGGCAGCAGGGAAGAAATACCGCTTTCGTGCTTTCATGGGTGGTAATAGATCGGGTAAATCCTTTTGGTTAGCCACTGAGATTGCCTATCATGCTACTGGGATGTATCCCGAATGGTGGGAAGGTAAAAAACTTAAAAACCCACGTGCTATCTGGGTAATCGCTGAAACTGGCCCATTGTGGCGCGATTCCTTACAAAAAACTCTTTTTGGGGAAGCTGGGGACGATTTAGGAACAGGGTTACTACCACTCGCCAAGAAGAATAACAATATAGGCATAGTGGATACTAATGCACTACAGGGCACCCCTGGTGGGATTGGCTCTGCAATCATTAGACATAAAAATGGTCAAACTGTCCAGTTAGTCGTTAAAACTAACGAAATGTCTAGAGAACAATTTCAGGCTGCAAAGATTGACGTAGCCGCCTTTGACGAAGAACCAAAGGAAGAAATATATAACGAATGTATAATGCGCTTAATGGGAACTGCAGGTAGAGAGCCTGGGATTGCCATGTTAGCGTTCACCCCTATGAAGGGCTTTTCCACTGTTGTGAAGCGTTTCTTACCGGATGGGTATTACCCTGAAGGTGGTGTCCCTTTTGCGGATGCGGAGCGGTTTGTTGAGCGTGTAGAGTGGGAAGATGTCCCACATTTAACACAGGATGATAAGAAAGCCTTACTAGCTGAAATGTCACCTAATGAAAGGGCTGCCCGTACTAAGGGTATCCCAATGTTCGGATCGGGGTTGATCTATCCAGTGGATGAAGAATTTATAACAGTACCAGCATTCAAGATTCCAGAGTATTGGCCTAGAGCTTTTGGGTTAGACTTTGGATGGACTGCAACGGCTGCTGTCTGGGTTGCTGAAGACCCTCATACCCATATCAGGTACATCTATACCGAATATAAACGCGGTAAAGTAGTAGATGAACTTCATATAGAAGCGATTAGAACAAAAGGTGTATGGATACCAGGGGCTTGTGATCCACATTCAGGCCATAAAGATGACGGTGCTACACGATACGATTATTTTAGGTCTAAAGGACTTGACTTGATTCCAGGTGTTCAAAATACAGACTCGACAAGAGCCCGTATCTTAAATGCCTTTGAAACAGGGGCTTTAAAAATATTTACCACTTGTCATGAGTTTAAAAAAGAACTTATGGCATATCACTATGACCCAAAAGACCCTAATAAGCCGGCTAAAAATCAGCAGGATCACTTATTAGACGCTCTAGGGTATGTCTATTCCAAGTTTGAATATATCTCGAAGCCTGAAGAGTCTCTTTGGGATCGGGGCGTGCGTGAGAACGATCCGGATAGATCCGACAGAGATCCTTTTACAGGGTATTAATGAATGGCTGCAATAGATAAGCTTTTAAAGTTTCTAAACTCTACGAATGTCGCTGAGTTTCTTGACGATGACGAAAAACGTCAGATCGTCCAAGATGTTATCCTTGGCTGTCAAGTAGATGAAGATTCTCGGCTAGACTGGTTAGAAACTAACCTAGAAGCCATGAAAGTTATTAAACACTGTGAAGAGGCGTTTAATGACCCGAACAAGGATTTTCCATTCCCAAAATCAGCTAAGGTGGTGTACCCATTATTAGCCCCTGCTGTTATTCAATTAGCTAGCAGAATGTGCCAATCAATCGTAAGAAACGATAAAGTCGTAGAAATTGCGGTTGTGGGTGAAAATGAGCCTATCGAAGTGGCCCCAGGAATGATGATTCATCCCAAGGAAAAGAAGGCCCAAAGAGTTGAAAAATTCCTAAACTATGAGTTTCTTTTAGAGTCTGACGAATGGCTTAAAGATACGCATAAGTTATTTCATATTGTAGCAAGCTGGGGTACAGCCTTTAGACAGGTATATTATGACCCAGTCCGTAAGAAAAATTGCTCGGAAGTATTACCGCCAGAAGATGTTATTATTAACCATAACCTAACGTCTTTACATAAAGCAAGGCGTATTACAGTCATTCATAGGATGACTAAAAACCAGATTATTGAGCAAACTAGGGCAGGGTACTTTAGTGATGACTTAGACTTAAGCCTACTTGATAGACAAGTCGAAGATGAGGCACCTCAAGAGCTCAACCCAGTATTTGAAGTTAAATGTCAGTTTACCTACCTAGATTTAGACGATGATGGCTATGCAGAGCCCTATAAGGTTTATATCCTAGAATCTCAAAACTGGTTATTAGGTATCTATCCCGCTTTCGATTTCTCGGATATTAACTTATCAGACGAAGGAAAGCTTATCTCTATTAAGCCTAGAATAGACTTAGTCGACTATCATTGCATTGACTCCCCAGACGGTAAGTTTTATAGCATCGGTTTAAATTATTTACTCCTTCATCAAAATAAGTCTATCACCTCAGTGCTGAGGCAGTTAATTGATGCGGGTACTTTAAGCAATACCCAAGGTGGGTTTTTAACGTCAGCCTTTAAGACTAAAGAGCATGACATGAAATTTAAGATGGGTAAATTCGTAAAACTTGAATGTGACCCTACGATTAACCCACAGCAGCACATTGTCCCATTACCATTCAAAGAGCCTTCAAATGTTCTTCTTGGTCTGTTACAGACTATGATCCAGGCAGGGGAAAAGACTGGTTTTATTACTGACGTATTAACAGGTGATATGGCTGGCCAGAATGTTCCAGCAACTACTATGCTTGCTATGGTTGAACAAGCTACTCGCGCATTTAGACCGCTAGTCCAAAAAGTTTATATTTCCTTGAAGAAGGAGTTTAAAATTTGGTGTGAGCTTCATGGGAAATACATGGACGCCCCCAAGTATGCCTCTTTTGTTGGGGGTTCCGTGAAGGTTGCGGCTGCTGATTTCGATATGTCAGAAATTGATATATGCCCTGTTGCAGATCCTACCCTAGGGACAGACTCTCAAAAGTATGCGAAAGTGCAATTTCTCTTTCAAATGCTTTCCTCTCAGATCGTAAGCGCCACTAACGTTCCAGAGCTTCTTTATCGAATCTTTAGAGATCTAGATTATGCCGAACCCGAGAAGATGATTGCACCTCCGCCAGATCCTTCTCAAAATCCAGATATGATCAAGCTGCAATTAGAAAAAGAAAAGCTGGATAATAAGGCAATGGTTGACCAAGCGAAAGTCCAACTTCAGGCTGGTAAACTTCAATTGCAACAAGTCCAAACACAAATTAAAGCCACCGACTCTCAGGTTAGGGTTGAAGATTCCATTCAGGATAACAAACTAGAACAGCAAAAGATGTTACTAGAAGAAACACAGCTTATTATCCAGCAGCAACTCGCGAAGATTGCTGCTTATGAAGCTGAAACGGAACGCTTAAAAGTCCATAAAATGAGCACAAAGTCTAATGATAACTGATGTATATTTCTGGGCAGAAAACGAGATTACGCAAAAAGTGTTACGCGATCTGCGTGACGAAGCGGATAGGATTAGGGAACGTATCACAAGTGGGATCTTAACAACGAATCCAGACCTGGAGCGTGAATACTGTCGTGCTGTAGGCTACCTGGATGGCTTAAAGTTTATTGAGAAAGCAATAAGAGACCTTAAAGATGAGGATAGAACATCTACCTAGACCATTTCTAGGGCGGCTATTAATAGAAGCTGTTCAGGAAAGTGTCGAAGAACATATAGCAAAGTTATATAAATTAGAGCAGGAAGCGCCCAGCCTTAAAGAAAAAGGCTTTCAAATTGTCTACGGAGAAGACGTTATGGATAAAGAAACAGGGGACGTAAAATTTAAAGTAAAAGATAAGCTAAGGACACCTATTAAACGAGGACGCATTATTAAAATGGCTCCAGACGCCTTTGGAGAGCTATTTATAGAAAAGCGAGGGACTGACATAGGTGAAACTCCTAGTTTAGGAGATATCGTGTGGTTTATACCCAATGAAACGTACCAGATAGATAAAGAAGGTACTTACCATTTTATAAACGACACGGACGTAGTGGGAATAGACGAAAAGGTATAAAGTATGACAGACGAAAGTAATTTAGATAAGGAAGATAGCTTACTAGACCAACAGGATGAAGTGGTCAACGAACAAACTGAAGAAGTTAGCGAACCTACAGAAACAACGGCTGAGGCTGAAACCCAACCTGTTGAGATTGTAGAGAAGGCTAAAAAACACGGATACCTAACCAAAGACCAATATGTCGCCAAGTATGGCACAGAGGATGGTTTTAAGACTCCCGAACAATTTAACAAGTTTGGAGAATCTTATGACGAAGTTAAGGATATCTTAAAAGGATTAAAGACAAAGTTAGAACAACGTGAAAAAGAGCAAGAAGCTCTAGTGAAATATATTGATAACGTCCGTAACAGGGAACGAGAAGCTGCAAAGCGAGAGTTATTGCAAGCAATGAAACAGGCCGAGGATGAAGGTGACGTTAACGCTATAAAGGACTTAGCGAAGATGCAAGCCCAACAAGAATTAGAAGAAAAGCAACAACAAGTAGTTTCTTATCATCAAGAAGCCCAACAAGCGTTGTCTGCTTTCCAGGATCGTAATAAGCATTGGTTTAATCAAGAACACCCAGAGCTTGTACAACGTGCCCATGAAATTGAAAAAGAAATTCTATCAGGTGCTCATGCGATGCAGTATGGTATCCCCGTCCCGAAAACGTATGATCAACTGTCTAGACAACTTGAAGCTGCAATGAAGCTTGAATATCCGGATATCGTAGCAACGCCGCAAAGAAAAAGTGCGCCTGTGATCTCCCCTGCTCAGTCTTCAGTCAATAAGACAGCACCTTCAACACAACCAAATAAAGTCTTTAATAGTCTGAGTGATGACTTAAAACAAGTATATCAAGCCACGAAGCGTATAGCAGAGCGAAATGGTTATAAATATACCCAAGACGATTTTATTCGTAAACTTAAAGCCGATGGAGAAATCGAATAATGACTAAAGTAACACGTGACCAAGTGAGAGATCACTTTAGGGAACAGCTAAAGTATAATGCAAACACAAAAATCAACCAAGATTCTGATAAAACTTATAAGTGGGTAATCACTACTTATGAGCATGATCCTGAAAGAGCCGTACGTTATATGGATAAGGGCTGGGATGTGGTATACGACGGGGATGATAGTGACCTCGCTCGATTGAAACCTTTAACTAAAAGTTTAAAAGGTGGCCACAAAGCAATTCTTATGAGTATTCCTAAAGAACGGCATAAGCAAAATCAATTAGATAGAATTAAGGCTGATAAAGAACGTCATGAACGTTCATTAAACGCTAGAAAATCGAAAAAGATCACCTCTGAAGGTGGTACGCAAATCACGTATCAATCAGATATTGATCTCGATTCTTCTGAAACATAAACAATAACTTATTATTGAGGTTATTATGGCAAATCGAGACACGCCGTTTGGCTTACGTCTTTATGAACAATCTGCCGATGGCCGCTCAGAATTAGTTCTCTTTCCAGCTTCAGACGGTACAGCAATGGCCCGCGGTGATGCAGTGAAGATCGCTGGTTCAAGTGGTTCTATTGGTAATGGGCCAAAAGTGAAAACTGTAATTGTGGTAGGCGCTGGTGATGCTATTTATGGTGTCATTCAAGGCTTTGTCCCACATGAAATTGCAGCTTCCAGCTTTAGCTTAGACCGTACTCATCGACCTGCTTCCGTTGCGATGTATGCTATCATTCGTGTAGCTAACAATGCAGACGTATATGAAGCACAAGCGAGTGCGGCAGTTGCTGATGCAGACATTGGCTTGAATGCTAATCTCTCTATCGTTGCTGCGAATACTACAACTGGTATTTCTGCTTCGTTAGTTGACGTATCAAGTAAAAACACCACTGCAACTTTACAAGTCAATATCCTGGGCCACTCCCCACGATTGGATAATGAATCTAATTCCGCTTCGAACAAAGTATTAGTTAGACTCAACAATATTCAAGTGAATGGTGGTACTGGTACGGCTGGCGTATAGGGGTAATATAATATGGCTAATAGTTCAAGAATTAACCGTGGTAATATTCCACGCGCCCTCCAGTATGGACTTGACCTTATAATTGACCAAGAAGGTAAAAATTATAAAGGTGTAGGGGACGAAATATTTAAAGTAGTAATGACGGATAAAGGTTACTACGAAATGATGCAACTCGCAGGTATGGGCGTGGCTGGTCGTAAAAACGAAGGCTCACCTATCACTTACGATAGTATCGATCAATCCTGGGTCTTCCGCATTCCCGTACATTGCTATGAAAAATCAGCTCGCATTACTCGCGAAATGATTAAAGATAATGTGTATGAAAACTTACTGCCACGTATTGCACGTGAACAACTTAAGTCTTTAGCTCATGCACGCGATCTTCAAATGGCTAATGTATTGAATAATGCGTTTGCTTCAGTCACTTATGGTGATACTAAAGTGCTTTGCGCTTCAGATCACACTGTGCAAGCTGGTGGTTCCAATAGTAACTTGTTAGCAGTCGCTGCTGACTTCTCTATTGATTCCATGGAAGCTATGCAATTGTTGATTGACAACTTTGTTAATGATGATGGCTTACTGGGTGACTATAACCCTTCAGCTTTAATCATTCCTCCAGCATTACGTTTTGAAGCTCATAGAGTTTTGAAATCTGTTAATGAACCTGGCAGTGCTAACAATGACGTCAACGCTGTTCGTGTAGAAGGCATGGTCAGTAAAGTATATGTGTGGAAACGCTTAACCGATTCCGACGCATTCTTTATCTCAACCGATGCTGAAAATGGTCTCATGATGGTGAAACGTGAGGGTATCTTCACTCAATCGTCACAAGATCCATTCACCTTTGATACAATCTTATCTGCTGCTGAACGCTATGCTGTTTCAGTCGGTGATCATCGTTGTATCGTTGGTACACCTGGAGCTTAGTAACTACATTGCGACTTGTCTGGGCAGCTTAACCACTGTCCAGCCGCTTCGCGGTACGCAAGAGGTTAAAAATGACTATTTCTAATTTTGCATACTTTCTAGACGGTGTAACTATTCGTGGGGTTCCCATTCAACAGTTATTCCCTGGTAAAGTATTTTTTGTAAACAATTCCTCAGTATTGCCCGATGGTGGCAAGGCCGGAAGTAATACCAATAAAGGTAGCTACTTACGTCCTTTCTCTACTATCGACTATGCAATTGGACGTTGTACTGCTGGCCGTGGTGACATTATTTGTGTCATGCCTGGCCATGCTGAAACAATTTCCGCTGCTGCTGGGATTGCGATTGATGTGGCAGGTGTAGCTATTGTTGGTTTAGGTGTTGGGACTTCCAGACCTACAATCACTTTAGATACTGCAACTACTGCATCAATTACTGTGTCTGCCGCTAACTGTGCGGTAAAAAACTTAATAATCTCCGCAAATTTTGCGGATATTGTAACTGTATTTGATGTTGCAGCAGCTACGGATTTTTGTATTGAGTCTTGCTATTTTAAAGCAACGGCCACCAATATGAATTTCTTAAATATTGTAGACACCAGTACAGTAGACAATGCGGCTGATGGATTATGCTTATTAAATAACACCTGGATCGAACCCGACCTAGCGACGTTATCCTTAGTAAAGCAAGACAATACGCTTGACCGTGTTCGTATAGAAGGTAACTATGTAAACCTTGGTGTGAATAACAACAAGGCTGCCTTAGTCACTATCGCTAACGGTAAAATTGTCACTAACTTACGAATGGTAAAAAATTCCGTCTATCGGTTAAATACTGATACCGCGACAGGGGCTATTCTGTTACATACTAACGGCTCTACGCTGACCGGTATCGTTGCAGAAAACTTTGCTCAACATGCAGATACTGCTGCTGAGTTATTGATTACAGCATCGAGTGGTCTGGGATGTTTTGCTAACTATGCTTCCGGTGTTGCTGGAGCTAGTGGTTATCTCCTCCCCGCTGCTGACGCGTAGGATAGATTCTTTGAGGGAAGAATTAAAACATCCCTCAAGTATTCTTATATGGGGCTGTTAATGAACAGCTCCTTTATTTAAAAGGTGTAATATAATGGCTGATACAGTCACTACGAAAGTAGTATTAAACACTCCCAAAAAATTAGTGGTTCATTTAACGAACCTTTCAGACGGTACAGGTGAATCTGCTGTTGCAAAGGTAGATAAATCAGCCTATACAGGTTTAAATGGTTTAGAGCCATCCAAGCTGGTTGTAGAACGTATTGAATTTGACGTGTCTTCTATGCGAGTTTCGTTACTTTGGGATCAAACTTCCGATGAACAGATCGCTGTTCTTCAAGGCTCAGGCTTTCTAGATTGGCGTGATAGCGGCGGTCTTATTGGTGCAAATACTGGTGGCCCTGGGGATATCTTATTAACTACAACTGGCCATGCGGCTGGTGACGGTTATGATATCACTCTCTATCTGAGGAAAAAAGATTAATGCGTGCAACGTGTCCTATGTGTAAAACTAGCTACCTAGTTGATGGGATTATCCCCCCACATGGGTCAGCTACGCTTATTTGTCAAGTCTGTGAAACACAACTTGAAGTTATCCCTAGAGGTGCTTTCTATTTATATCGCCCTTTAGTTTTAGTTAGACAATCGCAACGCAAGAAGAGTGATTAATGGCTCGTTGGGTTAAATCTTCCACTGGCTCCGTTATTAAGATGTTTGAGGGGTCTAGTGCTCCTACAGCAGCCGATGGTGTTACATTAGCCGATCTTTGGATGGATACGTCAGGGACTCCTACAGCTAAAATCTGTACGTCAACCTCCCCAGTGACCTTTGCGACTGTTGGGGGTGGTGGAGGTGGGGCCCCTGCCGATGCTCAATACGTTGTTTTAGCTGCTAATGGTACATTAACAAATGAGACTGTATTAGCTGTTGGGTCTAGCAAGCTCTCCTTAAGTGGGGCAACTTTAGACGTAAACGAGGCTAATCTCTCGATAGCGTCTTCTCAAATTACCGGCACTAAAACGGCTGCTTTTATCTCTGACTTTGATGAGGCTACAGACGATAGAGTTGCTGTACTTATACAGAATGGTACAGGCATTACATGGTCTTATAATGATCCTAGTAATACCTTTACACCTACTATCTCGTTAAGCCCCTTTAGTACGACTAACCTTTCTGAAGGTACAAACCTTTATTACACCCAAGCACGCTTTGACAGTGCTTTTAGTGGGAAATCCACAACTAACCTTTCTGAAGGCTCTAATCTCTATTATACAGACGAAAGGGTAGACGATAGAGTAGCTGTACTTATACAGAATGGTACAGGCATTACATGGTCGTATAGTGACGTAAGTAATACTCTTACTCCAACAGTATCGTTAAGTGCATTCTCCACAAGTAACCTCTCTGAAGGCTCCAATCTCTACTATACCGATGAACGAGTTGATGATAGAGTTTCAGTTCTTATACAAAATGGTACAGGCATTACATGGAGCTATAATGATCCTAGTAATACCTTTACTCCGACTATATCTTTAAGTCCCTTCTCGACTACAAACTTATCTGAAGGTACAAACCTTTATTATACTGATGAAAGGGTAGATGATAGAGTTGCTGTACTTATACAGAATGGTACAGGCATTACATGGTCTTATAATGACGCTGGTAATACTCTTACCCCGACTGTAACGATCACCCAATATACCGATGAATTAGCTCAAGACGCTGTTGGGAATATCTTAACAGATTCTAGCACCGTCGATTTTACTTATAATGATGCTGGTAATACGATAACGGCTGCTGTTATAGCTAACTCAAGCACTCAAAAAGTAGAAGTGGTTAAAAACTCTGGGGCTGTTGTTGGAACCAGAAAACAATTAAATTTTATAGAGGGTACGAATGTTACCCTTACAATAGCAGACGATGCAGGGAACGATCAAGTTGATATCACTATTGCCTCTAGTGGGGGTGGTGTTACTGACGGTGATAAGGGAGATATCACAGTTTCGGGTGGTGGTGCTACCTGGACAATTGATAATGATGTTGTAACATATGCTAAGATGCAAAATGTTTCAGCTACTAGCCGTTTCTTAGGTCGTATTACTGCAGGTGCAGGGGATACTGAAGAATTAACAGGCACTCAAGCTACTACTCTTCTTGATACCTTTACCAGTGGTCTAAAGGGTTTAGCTCCGGCCTCAGGTGGTGGAACAACTAATTTCTTACGGGCGGATGGTACATGGACTTCTCCTGGTGCTTCCTCTACAGATATTAAACAAACTGAAGTTGACTTCGGAACCACACCTGTCGCAGAGGGTACTTTTACAATTACAGACGCAAGTGTAAGTACCTCTAACCAGATTATCGCCTATCTTGCCTATGAAGCTCCTACGGGTAAAGATTTAGATGAGTGCGAAATGGATAGCTTAAATATTGTCTGCAGTAATGGTACTGGACAATTTAATATGTATATAACGACTGCTGACGGTTCATATTTAGCAGATAAATTTAAAATTAACTATTTAGTGGGATAAAATATGGCAGTTATAAAATCCGGCGCTTCCTCTGATAACTTAACAGTCGATGCAACTAGCAAAGCCGCACGGGTAACTATGTATGATGCTCGCGGGAATCTGATGGGATCTAAACCAACCTATAGAGCATGTACAGCAGATACAGTAGCTGCAGCAGCTTCTGCAACAGCCCCCTTCGCTGTGATTTATGGCAGTGCCTCAAAAACTTTGCGTGTTCAACGTATTATAGTCTCTGGGTTAACTACTACAACTCTCGCTATACAGGGTGTCTCCTTAATTAAATATTCCTCACAACCTACAGGCGGAACCCCTGTTACTTTAACCCAAGTCCCCCTTGACGCTAATGATGCAGCAGGGACTTCCAATTTATGTCAAGTATATACTGCCGCTCCAACGACAGGCACAGCACTAGGTCGTATTGCTTCTCGTAGAGCTTTAAATAAATCTACTACTGCAGTTGATGGCTCTCCAATGACTGATCTAGTCTTTGATTTCAGAGGTATGGATGAATCTATGGCAATAACCTTAAGAGGGACGACTCAGGGAGTTGGCCTTCAATTGCATGTAGCTACAGCCACCACCTGTACTGTAGAAATAGAATGGACGGAAGAATAACATGTCTTCTTTACAGAATCAATTTCCAGCAGACACTTATCAATACCTTGTACAGTTTCCCTATACTTTATCTGGGACACTCCAAAACTTAGAACTGGGTGATGGATCGACTTTACCTCTACAAGTTTCTAGTACAGGGGCGAAAGTACAAGGTAATCTAGAAGTCACGGGTTCATTAACTGTAAATTCTAATGTTATACCTAACCAAGTTGCAGCTAATAAACTTATAGGCTCTACTTCAGGATCGACAGGCCCTTTAGGTGAAGTTACTATCGGTAGTAATTTAACCTTATCAGCAGGTACATTATCGGGCACTGCAATATCAGTCTCCGATGGGGATAAAGGAGATATAACATTATCCGGTAGTGGCTCGACTTGGACGATAGATAATCAAGCGGTAACCTACGCTAAAATACAGAATGTATCAGCTACTGATAAGCTTTTAGGAAGGAGCACTGCTGGAGCTGGAACGGTTGAAGAAATCCCCTGCACCGCAGCAGGGAGAGCCTTAATCGATGATGCTGCAGCTTCTAATCAACGAACAACTTTAGGCTTAGGAAGCTTAGCAACAGCCTCAACAATTAATAACTCCAATTGGTCTGGGACAGACTTAGCTTTAACTAATGGTGGTACTGGAGCTTCCTTAAGTGATCCTAATGCTGACCGTATACTCTTTTGGGACGATTCTGGCGGAGCCTGTGATTGGCTTACGGCTGGAGGCTCTCTATCTATTGCTGGGACTACTTTATCTGGTACAGGGGGGACAGACCCCTGGACGTATGTTAAATTAGGTTCAGACTTTGCAACGACGAGTACTAGTTTCACTAATATTACAGGATTGACCTTTACTCCGAGTATAAACACTAATTATCATATTGAAATTTTGCTCGTTGTAGAAGCTTCACACACGACTATGTGCCCTATCCCGTCTATCTCCTGGCCGACAAGTTTAACAACTGGTGGGTGCAACTTACATTATGTAGGCTCATCGACTACCACAGAAAATGTAGATTTCTTGGCTGTAGGGGCGGCTAGTGCAGGAGCTCCCACAACTTACCCAGCTACCTCGACGGGGTATTTAATAGAAGGGTTCGCGGTCGTAATCGCTGGGGGCTCTACCTCTGGAGCATTCCAATTGCAAATTAAAGTAGGCTCCGGTAATGGAACTACCGAGACAGCTACCGTAAAAACTGGTTCATTCTTACGCTATAGGACGTACACCTAATGGCAACTATAGCTTCATCTACGCCAAAAAATACTTGGTCATCTTTATTACAGCTTCCAGGCGGGTTAACTGCGAGTTTTGTCTCACCTGAAACGTTAAATAGTTCTACGACTGTACCAATCCAATTTAAAACAGGGGCGATGAAATTTTCTGGTAATTTAGAAGTCACGGGTTCATTAACTGTAAATTCTAATGTTATACCTAACCAAGTTGCAGCTAATAAACTTATAGGCTCTACTTCAGGATCGACAGGCCCTTTAGGTGAAGTTACTATCGGTAGTAATTTAACCTTATCAGCAGGGACATTATCAATGGCCTCAGTAGATCGGGACTTTGGAGATATCACAACTTCTTCTAGTGGTACGGTTTTTACTATAGACAATCAAGCGGTAACATACGCTAAAATACAGAATGTATCAGCTACCGATAAGCTTTTAGGAAGGAGCACTGCTGGAGCTGGTACGGTTGAAGAAATTACCTGTACAGCAGCAGGGCGCGCTATTTTGGACGACGCAGACGCGGCTGAGCAGCGTACTACCCTGGGCCTTGGAAGTATTGCGACGCTATCTACAATTAATGGTTCAAACTGGTCTGGAACACCCCTAGGACTCGATAATGGTGGTACTGGAGCTTCTTTAAGTGATCCTAATGCAGATCGTATACTCTTTTGGGATGATTCTGCAGGTCAAGTGGATTTATTAACTATTGGTAGTGGACTAGCGCGAGCTCCTGGAAAGCAGATCGTTTCTGGTATTTCACCGTGGATTTATGCAACAGTCGCAGCCGACGATTCTGATATAAATACTACCCTTGCGAGTTTTAATGTCGGAGCTCAGGAAACCACAGTTCAGTTTGAAATTTATCTACTAACCTCCATAAACTTCTCAACATATAATTATGTCAATATCGGGGGGACTTTTGGAGATTATGCCTATACTCGGGCAATAGGGATTGATAGTACCGGAACAACAACTAAACAAGCGAAGTTTGAACGGGTCAATCTCTCTACCGATGTTGCTTTTCATGAACGAACAGATAATATTGTATATCTTCTGCGCGTTTCGGGAGTTATTTTAACGGCGGTAAACACACTCTCCTTTTTAGCAGAGTCTAATAACAGTGCGTCTGTATTAAAAGCAGGGTCTTTTATTCGTTATAGGACTATTAGCTAATGCGTAAGAACTCCTATAAAGACAAAATGAAACTTGGGGATTATCCTCTATATTGTGATATATGTGGAATGCAATCCTGGTATTCTCAAAGTAAAGTCTTAGATAAATATACTGGTCGTGGTGGTCTCTTAGTCTGCCGTACATGCTACGATAGCATAGACTATGGATTAGTTCCTTATAAAGTAGAACCCGAAGAAACACCAGATATCACACGAAATAACCATTATGCAGCTAACCCTGCAGACGTACCACAAGGCGTACAAAATATTGATCTCTCGACTCAAGACCCTATGAGTGCTATACCTCAAGTTAATTGGGAAGACTTAGATAATCAGGTCTGGGGTGAGTGGAATCTACCATGGGGCAGTTAATAAATGACCGCAACCTTTAATTTAAATAAAACAAATATTATAACAAGAGCATTACAAGCGATTAATGTTATTGACTTAAATGCTACTCCCGACTATGATGAATACGCCTATGCTTCGGATGTTCTTAACTTAATGATTAAGAAATGGGAAGCTATGGGTATGAACCTATGGAAAAGACGTATAGGTTATCTATTTACAGCCAAAGACACCGCTAGTTATTCATTAGGGAGTGCAGGCACATATGCTACAAACTCTTATGTCTCAACTACAATCAGTGCTGCTGAAGCCTCTGGGCAAACTACTATTTCTGTCACTTCTTCTAGTGGTATGTCTGCTAGTGATTATATTGGTATTGAGCTCGATAGCGGCAGCCGCTTTTGGAGTACTATATCTTCTGTTCCTAGTTCTACCTCAGTTATTATCAATGATGCTTTAACAGGGGCCGCTGCGGCTGATAACACCGTTGTAACTTTTACCACGAAAATAACAAGACCCTTGCGGATTATCCGAGCTACTTGTATGGACTTAGGCAACAGTAATACTGAGTCTGCTATGTCTATGATAGGGCATGATGAATACTTTGATATTCCCGTTAAATCTTCCAGTGGAAAACCTAATCAACTATATTATGACAAACTCTTAAGTGGTTCAACCCCATATACTGGTACCGCTTACCTATTTCCACGCCCCAGTGACGTAAATAATGTTATTGTCTTCAGCTATCAAGAATCTTTAGCCGATATAACGAACACCACAGACTATGCAGATTTCCCTCAAGAGTGGGTTTATGCTCTCATTGTCAACCTAGCCTGTGAACTAGCTTATCATTATGGCAAATATGAAGAGCTGCAAATGCTCCAACCGAAAGCAGATAAAGAGCTGGCTATAGTCCAACGCTTTGACTCTGACGACGCTCCTATCAACATATCTTTTGGTTAATATGAAAATTAATTTACTCGGTGGGACTGCCGCTTCTAGGTTTCCCACTGCTAATTCACAAGCAAGTGTTAATTGGTTTCCTGTGGCTGGGCCTGGCGATAAGTCAGAGATTTCGTTGCAGCCCACCCCAGGCTTAACAACCTATACCACTTTACCTGGTCGCTATGGTAGAGGGTTATTTACTTTCCGAACTGCTGTGGGGACTAAGCTCTTTGCTGTTGTGGATAAGGTCTTGTATGAAATTACCACTAATGGCACCTATACTACGATAGGAACTTTAACGAACTTAGAACAGGGCTCTAGTCGTCTTAACCTAGAATGTAATATGCAAAACGAACTCGGTATCTTTGGACGGTCTGCAAGTTATGTCTATGATGTAGATACAGGGGCTCTAACTCAAATTACTGATGTAGACTTTCCAGACAATATTGGACATGCTACTTATCTAGATCAATATGGAATTGTCGTTGCTAATGGATATGTATTCGAAAGCGACACCACAGGCTTTTTAAATTGGACTTCAGTTCAGACCTATGCCCCTACCTTTAAAGCGGCTCCCGTGATTGCTGTAGGTGCTTTAAGGGAGCAAATATTTAATTTTACCACTGAGGCTATTGAAGTCTTTATCAATGACGGTAGCAGCCCATATGCTCGCTTGCCCCGCTCTACAGTCTCTATAGGTATCCTATCGGAGCATTCTCTAGCTACGTGGTCAAATGGCTTTGTATTCTTAGGAAAAGCTAAAGAAGGGGAAGCTGCTATATTCTTTTATGATGGCTGGAACCCCCCAACCCCTATTTCGGATGCAAACATCTCGTGGAAGTTAAACCAAGCGGCTACATTAGAAGATGCTTACGGGTACGTACAGCAAACTAAGAATGGGGCTTATTGGTATTATTTAACTATCCCGTCTTTAAACGACACGTTAGTTTACGACTTTTCTACTAAGCTATGGCATAATAGACGCTCACAGCATCCCGCTTTAGCCGCTGATGGTACCCCCATACAAGGTGCCTTTCGAGGTGCCTTTCACGCTAACTTTAATGGAAAGAGTTTCTTTTTAGATGCCTTTTCGGGGAAAATCTTTGTTGAAGATTATACAGTTAACACCGAAGATTCAGTGACTATCAGACGTGAACGGATCTCCCCCGAGGTCTCCGAAGAGAATAAGTATCTCTCTCATTATCAAATGGTTATCGATGCTAGTACGGGTAGAGGAACTGCAGGTGCTTCTCCAGTCTTACAAGTATATAGCTCTAATGATGGGGGTATTACCTTTGGTTCTCCTCGAAATGTCGCTTTGGGTGCTCAAGGTCAATATCTCTGGCAAGCAAGAATCAATAAGTTAGGCACCTCTCGACGTAGAGTATATAAGTTTGTCCTAACTGATGATATTGATTTAATGATACAAAACATATATTTAAATGCCACTTTAGGTAAGAATTAAAAATGGCAACTTTACCACCGATTACCGTTTCTATTGGTACTACCTCCAAAGATGCACTAGGTAATCCTATATTCACTTTCAACCCCGTTTGGTATGCTGCCTTTGAAGGTATTGCAGAGGGAGGATTAAGTGGGGCTGCTGGTGGTGACTTATCGGGGACTTATCCGAACCCTACTGTAGCCAAAATAAACGGCGCTACGCTAGGCACAACTACCCCCACTAGTGGTAACCTCCTGATAGGGAACGGCACACAATGGGCAACGGTAAGCGTTACAGGGGATGTTTCAATCTCTGGCTCAGGGGTTACGACTATTGCTGCCTCGGCAGTCACCTTTGCCAAGATGCAAAACATTAGTACGGCTACTATTCTCGGTAGGAATACGGCTGGATCTGGGGTAATAGAAGAACTATCAGCAGCTACTACTAAGACTCTCTTAAGCTTAAACAATGTAGAGAATACAGCTTTAAGCACTTGGGCAGGTTCCACGAATTTAGTGACCTTAGGCACTGTAACTACAGGTACTTGGTCAGCCAATACTATAGGGGTTACTAAAGGCGGAACAGGCTTGACAAGTGCCGCCCAAGGTGATATACTATATGCATCCGCGGCAGATACTTGGTCAAAACTAGTAAAGAATGCTTCAGCTACACGTTATTTATCTAATACTGGTGCCTCAAATAACCCTGCTTGGGCTCAAGTAGATCTCACTAATGGGGTTACTGGTGCTCTCCCTATAGCTAATGCTGGGACGAATATCACGACCTACACGCTTGGGGATACTCTTTACAGCTCTGCTAGCAATGTCTTATCAAAGCTTGCTGGTAATACTACTACAACCACCAAGTATTTACAACAGATAGGGAATGGTGTTAATAGTGCTGCCCCTACCTGGAATCAAGTCAGTCTCTCTGCTGGTGTTACGGGCAATCTCCCTGTAACAAATCTTAATAGTGGTACCTCTGCTTCAGCAACAACATTCTGGAGAGGGGATGGCACATGGGCTACTCCGTCAGGGGCAAGTCCTTTAAATACAAAGGGCGATATCTGGGTCTATAGTAGTGTTGATACTCGCCTGCCAGTAGGCACAAATGGTTATGTATTATCTGCGGATAGTGCAGAGACTACGGGTTTAAAATGGGTTGCGGCTGGAACTGGTACGGTTACTTCAGTAGCTATGACCGTACCTTCAGAGCTAGCGGTGTCTGGGTCTCCTGTAACCACAACAGGGACTCTCGCAGTCACTTGGGCAACCCAAACAGCTAATAAAGTATTTGCAGGCCCTTCTAGTGGTGGTGCAGCTACTCCTGCCTTTCGAGCATTAGTTAATGATGATCTCCCTACAGTCTCTCTTGCCAAAGGAGGTACGGGGGCTTCTTTAAGTGATCCTAATGCTGATCGTATACTCTTTTGGGATGATTCTGCAGGAGCTGTCACGTGGCTTGTCCCTAAAACAGGTTTAAATATAGATACTACAGATATCTTTTTAGGTATTCAACAGATCTGTAATACTAGACTAACATTAACCTCTGGCACCCCAGTCACGACAGCAGACGTGACAGCAGCAACTAGCATTTATGTAACTCCCTATCAAGGTGCACAAATAGCCCTTTATGATGGTACAATCTGGGAATTATATAGTTTTACTGAAATTACTATCTCTGTCCCTGCAACTACAAGTACCATGTACGATATCTTTTTGTATCTGTCGGGTGGGTCTGTAGTTGCAGAAACTGTTGCATGGACTAACGACACTACAAGAGCAACAGGGATTACTCTGCAAGATGGGGTATATGTTAAATCAGGAACGACTAGCAAACGTTATGTAGGTTCGTTGAGAACCACTACTGTCTCTGGACAAACTGAAGATTCTGAAGCAAAGCGATATGTATGGAACTATTATAATCGTGTTTTAAGGACATTATTAGCTACTGATGCCACAGCATCCTGGACTTATTCAACTAACACATGGCGACAAGCCAACGCCACTACGACCAATCAAATAGACTGTATTTTTGGAGTCGCTGAGCATCCTATTGAAGTGAATTGTTTTGCGCACTGGTCTACGAGTACAGGCACCGGACGTTTTGCTAATACTGGTATCGGGGTTGATAGTACCTCTGCAAACTCCGCTACTTTATGGGACAGCGCAACAACCAATAGCGGGCAGCCCGCTATGTTGACTCATGCTAATTATTATGATCATCCAGGTATAGGTAGACATTATTTCGCTTGGTTAGAGAAGGGAGCTGGGGCTGATACTCAAACATGGACGGGAACGGGGGGATCGGGCAATCTTTTATCTGGGATTAGTGGATTACACTACTGTTAATTAGAAAATTTTATGACAACTTTACAAGAATATATCGATCAACAACTTAAGCTCCTAGCTCCTGTAGATGGGGTGTCATTTGGGAATCTAGATGATAAAGCAACATGGCGTATCTCATTTAACCCTGCAGCAACCCCAGCACAACAAGCTGCCGCTCAAGCTTGGTTAGATGCTTTTAATCCACAAGATTACATCGCCGCGACAGACTACATTAATAAACGTATAGCGGAATATCCTGCTTTACAAGATCAACTCGATTACATGTATAACTACGGGTTCGATGGGTGGAAACAAATGATCCAAGTTATTAAAGATAAATATCCAAAACCAGAGGGGCAATAAGAATGTGGGCTGAACTCGCAGGTGGGTTGCTTGGTGGTGGTCTCGGTGGTCTATTAGGTGGCGGTAAAAAACAACCTGATATTGGCGAACAGATCACACAGCTAGTTAACCGTATGAATGACACATTAAGTCAGCATATGGAGAAAGCTAGAGGTGCCAACCAACAAGGTACTCGCCAAGCTAAGAAAACCATTGAGGACTATTTAGGCCAAGCTAGAATGGATCTCTCTAAATATTTATTGCAAGCTAAACAAGACGCTGCAAGTAATATGTGGGGAGGCTACCAAACAGCGAAAGCCTATAATGCTCCTGCTATGTATGCAGGGAATCAAGCTTTAGGTGCTTATATGGATACTCTCGGGTTGTCTAGACCTACAGCAGGCTTTAATGCCATGCAATCAGCGTTAGTGAATGATGCTGATAGACAGCTTATGCAATCTATGTTTATGTCTGCAGCTCCCGAGCAAGGGAACTTATCAAATCCTGTTATGGATCCTGGAACAGGGCCTCACCTTTTACAAGTTAATGACAAGACAACTAAAGATTGGATTAAGAATAACGGTATTACTAATGCTGGTTTTGTAGACTGGGTGAAACAAAACTATGGAAGTGGTGTCGCAAATGACGTGAATAAATATGGCACCGGCTTAGCAGGTAATACAGGCCTGGTACAACAATATTTACATAATGTAGTATTCCCGCAAGCTAATCAATCGAAAACTGCGCAGTTTCAGAAACAAAAAGCTGCTTATGATGCTTATCAACAACAAGTAGCACAACAAGCTCAATATAATCAGTATCAACAACAAGTACAACAACGTATGCAAGGTATGCCCGTAGATCAATCTATGCTAAACCTGTATCGTAATGGGGGGTTATTCTAATGGTATGGTCTCCTAATCCAGGTAATATTGGTAACTATACGCAATTATTAACGCCGGGCGCATATGACATTCCAGAAAACACTCCAGAGTTTCGGAGAATTATAGACGAAGCGCGGCAACAATATCTGCTAAATGGTGCACCAACCCCTACTCCTTATACTGGTACGATAGCTCCAGGTATTGATAGTATTGATCCCAATAATCCTACGTTTCAAAGACTACAACAACAGCAACGCCAGTTTATTCCTAAGCCGTCAAATACAGCCCGAGTTACTCCAAACGCACCAGCCCTATCAACAGCCCCCACAGGCCCTGCGACTACAGCTCCTCAGTCCTTTCAAGAACTTCCCATGTATAACTTAGTTATGGGACAAGGTGCGCAAGAAAGCTGGAATAGGAACCCTTTAAACTCTATGCTTAGGAATCCTAACTTATCAATGTTTGGATTTATGGCGGGTACTCCTTACCGTTTACAATATGGTAATAACTTTAGTCAAGACCCAGCCGAACGTTTTAAGAATGACCCAGGCTTACAAATGGCTATTAATGAAGGCGCACGTGGTCTGCGTAATGCGTATGCCTCCAAAGGCTTAGGGGCAAGCGGCGCTGCTGCTGCTGGTCTTACTGATTACATGTATAAGAACTATACAGACTACACCCAAGGACAACAAGATCTTTATCAAAGAGAATGGCAGAAATTAGCCGATCTTCAAGGTAATAGGGTTGCTGGGTATATTAATCAACAAAACTTATTAAGTAATATCTATGGGCGTTATCAAGATCAATTAGGCAATCTCGCTGGTACTGGTATGAATATCTCCAATCAACTGGGGAATATAGGGAATCAAATGGGCAGTGGTATAGGCTCATTATTCGGTCAATGGGATATCGGAGCAGGTCAACAACTAGGCAATTGGGGCATGGCTGCAGGTGGAAACATTGCAGAATTACTCGCAAATGCTGGTATCTTTGATGCTAACATATGGGCAGCTTTAGGGGCTGGTATGTCTAATAATATGATGCAAGGGAGTCTCTTAGGAGCTCAACTAGCAAATGCTCAGAATGCCTCTAATGCTCAGTCGTTATCAAGTATGTTTCAGGGTCAGGGAGCCTTTAGAGGTTTACAATAATGAATCTTAATCAATTTAATCCCCAAGCATTAGCAGCTCTAGCAGGTAATCAAGTCGGTAACTTAGGTCTTAAGACTTATGGTATTGAATCTGGTATGCTTGAACAGGCTCAAATGGAGCTGGAAAAGTTAAAGCTCCAGCGCGATTATGATCAAATGACTGCACAAAAGGAAGTACAAGCACTTCAAGAGCAAGGGATGTTAAACCGACAAGAAGCAAAGCAAGCCTTTGATCTTAAGCTGAACAGTATCAATCAAAACTTTGAAAAGCAATATAGAGATGCTGACCGCGCAGTACAAATTGCCAGTAACCAACAACAAGCTCTGTATCAACAGGGGATGCTAGGTTTAGGACAACAACGACTAGATCAAGATGCTCTCTTTAAGTCTGCTGATTTAGGTATGCAACAACAGCAACTAGGCTTACAAGAAAAACAATTAGCCTCTGAAGATGCTTACCGTAAGGGTAGCTTGAATATTGATCAACAAAAGGTTGACAATGAGAAGTTAGTAGCTTTAATGAATCAAGCCGCAGGTATGAAAGCTGAAGAACGTCAACTTATGGGTAGAACTAATGCTTTTGTCCAACAGATTCTAGGCTTACAAATTCCAGACGATCAAAAATTATTAATGGCCCAAAAGGTCTACGATCAAGCGGTCGAACTAGGAGCCCCTAAAGAAGATATTGCTAAGCTTAAAGGGCTAGACTTACAGGGAATGTCTCAAGCCTCGGCCTTTGGTGTTTATATGGCACAAGTAGGAGATCAACTAGCCTCCGCAAAAGGTTCCGATAGTTCAGCTCCGGCTGTGTCTATGGGAGCTAATGGTCAATTAACTATCTCGCAACCTCAAGCTGAAAAGAATATTGACAAAGAGTTAGACAAGCAAGATGCTATATTGTATAAAGAAACGACCGATCAATATACTAAGTTAGAAGCATTTGTCCCAAGTATCCAACGCTTAAAAACACATTTAGACGAAGCAAAAAAGGAAAAGTTTGGCTGGTTTAATATTATGGGGCCTTATATGCCTGAAGTTATTAAAAACACAAGTCAATCTTACCAATCATTTCAAAATGCAGTTAAGGATATTGCGTTTACTGCTAAAGATGCTATTTATAATTTAAAAGGCGGTACACAAGGGTTTACAGATACTGAACGTTTGGCTTTAGAAAGTATTGCTAGTGGTGGCACAGGGGCTTATAGTGGGACTGCTGAAGAGGCAGCCAATTTTTTAATGGATGTTGTTAACCGTGGCAGGGCCCTAGGCTGGAAAACTTTAAATAGTATTCAAGAACGTAGGGGAAATAAATCAGCGTATGAATCATGGCTGCAGAATAACCCGAAACCTGAACCGGTCTCTTTTAATACTCAATCAAGTAAATCCAATAATGACCCATTAGGTATCCGTTAATGCCTTCGTTACAAGAAATTAGACAGCAATATCCCCAATATAAAGATCTATCTGATCAACAGTTGTTAGATGGGCTTCATGCAAAGTTCTATTCTGATCTAGATAAAGAATCATTTTATCAAAAAGTTGGAGTTATGAATGCTGCTGCACCTCAAGCCTCGCCGCAACGACTTACTCCAGAGCAAGAAAAGCTTTTTGGTGTCTCTAATGCTACTTTAAATACTCCCTTGAGTGGCCCTGCTGCTGTTATTGGTAATCTATCACATGCTGGTGCTACCACTGGAGAAACTGCGGTTAATACTGGGGCATATATCTTAGAACGTCTTGGGGCTATTAGTCCAAAGACTGAAAAGCAAGTTAATAACTTTATGAAGAAATCGACTGAGATTTATAAGATATCGGATGATACTTCAGACCCTTTTAATAAAGCTGCCCAAGAAAACCCAAGTGCTACTCTCGTCCGACTTCCTATTTATGCTGCTGGTATCACCGCTACTAATGTGCCTAAAGCTGTTGGGGGATTATTAACAAGTCCTCTTAATATTGCTGGATCTGCTGCTCTTACTGGTGGAATGGCTGCCGATTTACCTAAAGACCAACAAAATCAAGCTGCCTTAATCGGTGGCCTCTTCCAGGGGGCTTTTGATGCTGCTGGTGGGATTGCTGGCTCGGTAGCTAATAAACTTTTAACGAAACAATCTATTCCTAAGCAAGCCATGGCGAATGTCTCAGATGATATTCTAGGAACAACTAGAGAATCAATTCTGACCAAGATGAAAGGTGTCTTGGCAGAGAACACAGCTAAGTGGGATGCAATAAAAGCAGTTCCAGGCCAAATAGACGCTACATTACCAAGACAAATTACAGAGTCGTTAGCTAAAGACTTACCTCCCTCATTAACTAAACAACCTATAGTACTTCAAGACCTGCTTGGAATGCTAAAAGAATCTCCAAGTATGGAAAATGCTGTAACCATCCGTAACTTTTTAAAAGAAAATGCTGCTGACTTCTTTACCGCCAGTGGGGTTACCCGTGGCAATCAAGTCCTTTATAAATCATTACTGAAGAATGTAGAAGATCAAATACGGGCAATCGTTCCGAAAACTGTCGCTGGGGTTAACCTGCTTGATGATGCTATTAAACATTATGCAGATAAGGTTTCCCCACTGAAAGCTTTAAACCTAGATGAATTATTAACTCTATCTCAAAAGGCTGAGGCTAGTCCATTATATGGAGTTGAGCTTAATAAAGCCACTTCCAAGTTATTGGGACAGTTTGGGACAAACCCCGCGAAGACTAAAGAGATTATTAAATTAATGGCGGATGAGGGTCTGGGGCGAGATATGGCGGAACAGGCTTTCATTAAATCACAATTTGACAACATACTTGCTAATCCAGGAAGTATCAAACCAAACTTAGTGTTAGGGAAGTTGAATAAATGGGCACAGGATATGGATGGAGTAATATCTAAAGAAAACTTAAAGATTGTTCCAGGTATTCAGAAGCTATTAGAAAAGGTGGGTGCTGTGGGTGGGGCTCCGAGTAAGAATGCTATCACCGACCTAACCAGCCAATACTTATCAGCTACAGCCGGAAGTGCTGCCTTAGGTGGATTAGTCGGCTATCAAGTGGGTGGGCCTTTAGGGGCTATCGCTGGGGCTGGTAGTATCGTAGTTGCCAAGAAAATGATCGGTGACTTCTTAAATACTCCAAAGGGTATCGCTATATTAAAAGGTATTGCAGAGGGGAGACCTTGGGCGGGGCCAATAAAGAAAGCTCTAGCTACTCTAACTGCTGAAGAACTAGCACGTCTAGGAGCTAATAATGAGTAAACAATATAAGAACGGCCAGGATTTAATTAACTATTATTCTAATCATTATTTGGCTGGAGATGACGCTAAAGACTTTATGGACGCTATGTCAAAAGCCTTTAGTGAAGATGCTCATAAGGGCCTATTAGGTGATATCACTAAACGCTTAGAATTACATAATAAAGTCATAGAGCAGCTTAATAAACAGATAGCTCTAGACACTAACGAACGTAATTTACTATTACCACCCCAACCGAAACAAGTCTTACCTAATGAAAACCCGAAACCTCCTATCGACACTAGCCCATTGGCTTCTTTGCTCACTGCTCCTGGTAGCTTCTCTACACGCGGCAGCCAGTACGGGGAATAATGCTTATCATACTTCCTACATAGCGTGGAAAAATGCTTATGATAGGGGATATACCTCTAAAACAATCTTTGTATATATAGACTGGCGCAAGCCTTCAACCGAGAAACGCTTATATGTCGTGGACGCTTCTACTAATACTATCTTGTTTAGTACATATGTGGCACATGGCGCGGGCTCTGGGAAAGGGATATATTTACAGAGGTTTTCGAATCAAATCGGTTCTGGCGCAACGAGCCTGGGTGTTCAGATCACGAAAGAAGTCTACTACGGGCGGCATGGGAAAGTACTCAGGGTGGCGGGGCTAGAAAGGTGGAATAATAACGCCTATGTTCGCTATATTGAAGTTCATTCCGCTAAATATATTGGCAATGGGAAGACGGGTAAAAGTTTAGGCTGTTACGCTGTCCCCGTTAAAGATTATCAAAAGATTTTTAAATTATTAGGTACGGGCACTATTATAGTGTCTTATTATCCTGATTCAAACTGGTTACAAACCTCTCTATTTCTTAAAGGTTAACTATGGCAAAACCAATGCTAGCTTATAATCCCGTTATGCAGTTCTTTAATACTGACGGGACAGTCTTAAATGGTGGTAAGATTTATATCTATCAGCCAGGGACAACCACGCTCTTAAATACTTATCCTACGGCTGCGGATGCTGCTGCGGGGACTAATGCTAACCCTAACCCAATGATCTGTGATAGCTCTGGGAGACCTTCTAGTGGAGGTAATCCTTATGAATGCTATGTAACACAGTCTTATAAGATGGTCGTGAAAACCTCTGCCGATGTTACGGTAAGAACGGTTGATAACGTCGTCACTTTAGGGCAGTTAGTTGCAACCAGTGCAAAGTCTACCAACTATACGGTTACAACCTCAGATAGAGATAAAATTATAGTTGTTGATTCTTCAGGGGGTAATAAAACGATTACTTTACCTGCAGCAGCTACGGCAGGAGATGGCTTTATAGTCCGTGTGAAAAAAATGGATACATCTTCTAATTTAGTTTTAATTCAAGGAAACGCTGCCGAAAACATCGATGGGGCTAATTATACAGCCTTAACTCAATCCTATGAATATGTCACTTTAACCTGTGACGGTACGCAATGGATTAAAGACAGACCAAAAGGTCAGCTATTCTGGGTAGAAGTGACTTGTGGGCAAGCTGCATTAGCTAGTGGGGGGAGTGTGACTATTCAAGCGAGTGCTGGTAGTCAACAATTCAAGGTGAGAAATATTATTTTAAGCGGATCTGGAACAAACTTCAGTGGGGGTGGCGGTAATCGACTATTAAGCGTTACTGATAACACTTCTACGTGGACAGTTGTTCCAGCAGCTACTTTGCAATCCTTAGCAGCGTCTAAGTGGGGTGATAGTACTCCAGTGCCGTTCCCTGCGACTGTTGCACATATTAATACAGCGTCTGCTGCTGGGACAGCTATTGTGGCTAAGTATAGTGGGGGAACAACGGATTATACGGCAGGGAGTTGCACACTATTGATCTGCCTTGAGAGAGTAACTTAAAGAGCCGAATAAGGACACTTAACGGCTCAGAAAGGGCTTAAAGGGCCCTTTTAGTACATTTATATTAATCATCATTATCGATGAACTTAGAGAAGTCCCCTTTAGATCGTACCTTCCCTTCTAGACTGTCTTGGAGACCTAATTTAACCTGGATACGTCTAACAGTCTGGATAGTCTCTAAAAGCTGGTGTTTCAATTGCTTAACTTCTGCTTCCAAGAGTTGTAAACGATTTTCAGTGCTTAATGGTCTATCTCTACTCATATTCACCCTATTTCACAGGTTTTAAATACTTTTCATAAATATTAATTAATTTCGTAGCATATTTGCTGTCTGTAGCATAACCGCCTAACACTAAAGCCCGCGCTGCCTCCTCAAATGTCTTAGCTTTTAAGACTGGATGGTAACGATCGGGCTTATTTTTTGTCCCATTTTCAAGCAATAGCTTCCTTTGTAATAGACTATCCTCAATAGAGGCATTCCAAGCAAAGGGCTGTTTTAATCGCACTTCTTTTCCCTTCTCTTCTTCCCAAGTCTCTAACATTACAGAGCCCTTGGTTCCCTTCCCCTTTATCCCAAACAAATTATTATACTTAAACGCTAGTGTGCTTGGTTTAGACCCTAATAGATTAGACTCTAATATAGCTTGCGCTGTTGTTAGGTCTGCTAGTATTTGATTGCCTTCATAGACTTGATAGGCTAGTCGTTGAATAATCTTAATATTTATCTTATTATCTTGGTTTAAAGTAGTCATAATACTAATTCCAACCATAAACAGCAAGAACACTATTCTCATATGTAGTAAACCACTCATGTGAAGCCCTCGCTTTACGTTCTCCTTGAGTAGTATACCAGATACTTGTCTTTTGTGCTAGGGCCTGAATATACTTCGCTGCAGCCCCGTCCCCTACTTTAGTGCAATGATTTTCGTCAATCTCATAGGCATCATACCCCCTATTAACAATCCCTCTAGCAGCTCCAAATTCGTCTATTACAGGGCCTCCAGAATTACCAGGACAGAGGAGAATCCTAAAGCTTATATAAGAAGCCTTAAATATACCCCCATTGATTTTCCCTGTGGTTATTTTTAAATTCCACCCCTTTACATCCGGAACAGGATACCCCAGGATACTGCCAGGCGTTTGATGCGGAGGCTCAAAAGAAAGGGGAATGGGAATTAATCCTTTTAAAGAAGCTTTAATAATGGCGATATCCTGCTGTTTATCGATAGCGACCACCTTCGCGGGATACCATTGCCCTTTATATGAGACTAGTAACTGCTTATTCCCGTCGACCACATGATAGGCTGTAACTAGATATCCCTCACTATTTAATGCCCAGGCTGTCCCTGTCCAGGCGTCACTCCGCGTTACTTGTGATTGAAGATAAAGTACCACGGAGAGCATTAAACTAATTGATAGGAGAATAATTGATCTATAGGTCATTGTAAGTAACCTCTAGTCTTTAAATCTTCATATGAAATATACACGTCCCCACCATGCCCGATGGCAGCCTTCTCCTGTGGGTTTAAAATAGGAGCATCGAGTAATAACTTATTAACCACTTGGATATTGGCTAACTTATACTGTTCGCATTTTTCTTTTCGAGGTTGGCCTCTATCTAGTCCCTTCTGTGTACTACAATCTAGATCAAGGATAGAGCTAAAATGGAACATTAAAAAGCTATATTTCCCCATAACGATCCGATCCCCAAAGAGAGCTAGGTAAGCATGGGCTGAATAAACCGGGGCTTCTATAGACATTGTCACGACTGCAGAGGATTGTTTAACTTGATTCACAAGCTGTAATAATGTATCAACATCTCCACCATGTCCTGAGAGATGGAACACGACTTCATCTCCTAAACGGGCTTCTCGTAGGGCTCTCCCCACACCCTTATACCATACCGGGGAGTAAATCCCATCTTCAATAGTGATATCTGTTTTAGTTACTATAAAGGGTGGCATTAATGAAAACTTAGTGGAGGACACGATACGGTTTTTATCTATATCTGGTAACTCAATATGGTGGTAGATACGTACACCTGGAATAGCTAGGGCAATTAAAACAAGGGCGATAGCAGCCAACAAGATTGGATGTTTTTTAAGCATTAAATTTTCTCCGAATGATATACTTTAAGATGTCATAAATTGCACTAGCAATAATAAAGCTAATAATAAAAGTTATAGGACTCACTCATCCCCCTGTTTACACCATTTAGCCGTTTTTAACTTTGCCACGGATTCCTCCATAGTAACGCAGTTCTCTCCAATATGAGCAGGTGCTGGGCGTATATGCTTTAAGGGAATAATTGGATCGTCTGGGTGTACAATTCCCCGTTTCTTTCTCGTATATGACATTAAGGCTCTACAGGCGATATGTAGTTCATGGGGAAGCCCTGACTCGTCTAGCTCCTCTCCAATAAAGTATTTCGCACAATGACGATTTAAGGAGGCAAATTGGTCTAATCTAGAAGTTTTTGCTCCGTCGGGCTCTAGCCACCCTAAAGGCTTGTGCTTTTTCTCCCCCTCGATAAGGACTTTAAACACGTCAAGAAACTCAGGAAAGGCCAATAAATTCTGAGCGCATCTATCTGATACTGTAATACTTACTTGCGCTTGTAGGTCATTAGTGGAGCTCTTAATGATCACTTCCGTTCCCGCCTCAGTTCTAAAGGTTTTGCTCATAGCTTTCCTCCACAAATAAACGGTCGACAATATAATCAAGACGTTCTTTAATAGACTCGCTTGACATATATACTCCTTGAACGCCTAACCTAATACCTCCGTCATCTTCTTCAAACTCAAAGCCTACTTTTTGCAGGGCTGTTTGTGCAGACGAAGGGTAAACTATATCAAAACATATCCGCCCATGCTCAATATTGAATAACCAATGCTCTTTTTTACCAATTTTAGCTAACACTACTATACCCCCTGCCTCATTTTGATAACACTCTAAGGAGAACTTTTTAAACGGTTTTAACTTGGATTTTATTGGCATATTAATCCCACCACCTTTCTGATTGTCTAAATAGTTTAATAAACATTTCCCAATCTTCCCTCTTTGCTCGCTCCATCTTCTTATATAATCGTATACGGGCCTCACGATTGGCCGGAATATCTCGCTCTATCAAGGGCCAAAATTCACTTTCGTAATAGTTATCCTGTGAGATCCGTTCTAATAAATATCTAGTGATCTGAATATCTCGGGCTTTATGAAGATGATGCAGAGTATGTGCCATAGGACTTCGGTGGCCTCGCTCCATCTCTCGTAGGGCAACAATCATGAGCCTATAAAGATGCTCTTGATCCCACCAGCGAAACTCCCAGATCACTTTAAAGAATATCCGAAGGTTTTTACAGCCTTGGATAAAGTCTCTAATCATTCCCAGCGATCTCCACAGGTTAAACACTCAAATAGCCCATCGTAACGCTCTTTGATATTGAAACTAGCTTTCTTATTCGCTGCACAAAACTCACAACGAGTCGCCGTTTCTCTAAGTATTTTATCAATAGGTGCAGGTAATGTCAAATAATATGGGAGCTCTCTCCAAAAGATTTTACGTAAGTCCGTAACATCTTTACAGCCATACTTAATCATTTTAGCTAATGCTTTCTTATCTCCGTTACCAATCTTGACCCAGTCATTAAACTCCATAGCCCGCTTGCCACCTAAACCATACTTGCGAGATCTAAAGTCTAGCTTATGACTAGGAGACCTAAACGACGCTCTGGAGGAATAGAGAGTATCTATTGTATGAATATTCGCTAAGTCCATTGGAGTATTTCTATTTAACTTAGAGCGCTCAGCCAATACTTTATAATCAAACCGTTTGTGATTCTGCCCTACGACCAGTAAGTTAGGGCGTTCGAGTACTTCCACAGTAAACTTCTCGATCATTTTTTTATCTTCTTGCTTATCATCCCAAGTTAGATAGGAAGCCTTTGTATCCCCCTCAAACATCCACTGTATAGTTATAATCTTAGACTCTTCTATAATCTGGTGGTCACCTATAGAAACATCTCTCCCAGTGTAAAACGTGTATACCTTCATTAGGGAGGTTTCCGTATCTACGTAAAGTATGTCAAACTTACCGCGCTGGCACGCATCCTTAAGAGCTCGTACTCTCTCCCGTGGGTGTAGTTTCTTCATTACTTCTTATTCCTATAAGCTAATAATACAAAGCCATAGACTAAGAACATTAGCCCGAGCTCGATTTCTAGAGGTAATAATACAATAAACCAAGATGCACTTATAAAACCACACACCTTAAGGCCGATTAGTATTGCTTGAAACCATTGCAAAAAATTCATAGTAATCATTTTGAAGCTTTACGCTTTCTAGGTTTATGCTTTCGTGCCATACGCTTCATTTGAGTCAAGCACGCATTACACATTTTAAACCCAAAAAGCTCATCTAGCTTATCCATAACTTTCATGGCCACATATAAAATAAAAGCCATACCAAATATTGCAACAATTATTAAAATACTCATATCAGTCATAGGTACACACCATAAATCATTCACTATTCCCCAGCTCTTCCCGAGTTCCAACTTGATATAAGTAATCATCAAGACGGAGCATAATATACATATCCCCCCGATTCTCTTTAAAAACGACCGCATCGACTGTATCTCCTGGTTTGTATTTACTAGCTAACGCTTTAGTGGATTTACACTGGATATAAAATGGGCCTGTATCAGTTTCTGCTACTACATCCACCTCTTTAGGGAGTCCACAGGATTCCCCATTACTGCCCCAACAGCGTTTACTGTCAAAGCCAGCAATTGCAAAGGACAAGACAACCTGATTCTCTAGGCGTGTTCCTTTAGCCTTCGGGTGTTTCAGTTTAGCCATTATAATTTACTCTCAGGGTTCGGCTTACAAATATTGCTAACACCTTCAAGATAATCTTGATAATCTTGATGGCGTTCGTGTAGTTCTACATAAAGTAGGTTGCTTAATTCTTCAAGCACTAATGTAGATAGCTCAGAAATACGCCCTATATGCCCATTATGAATTAAAATAGTATCTTGGTTTGCTGGGGGATTATGTCTGCTCTGCATCTCTCTCTACTCCTGGTAAAGTGTAAGAATCATTAGGATATCGTCTTAAATGTATCAAATTCCCAATTAATTGTAAATACTCATGAGGATTTTCTTTAAATTCTTTTGCGATTGTATAGGCTAGGGAGTACATCTCACCCTCACTATAGCACCCTCTTAAAGCCGTCTCATACGCTGCCTGACGCCAACCTTTTTTAATACGTGGGATATTATCAGCACTATCCCCAGTTAATAATTGCAGGTAAAAGTTGATTAACCCTTCTCGGGGGGTAATATAGTAAAACTGTTGTTTATTGTAGTTATAATGCCAGCCTGGAATCTGGTCTAGGTCTTTATCTATTCCACAGAGTATCGCGGGCCAGTCTCCATTTAATAACCCGTCGAATGTCTGTTCCATGGAGTTATACTCGGGAAATTTACTTTTATACATCTCATATTGAAACATACACACCGCGTCATCAGCTTCAATGTCTGATACGACCTCAGCATCCCAATGTTTAATTAAATAGTCTCGCACTTCATAATAATGAACAGGGCGTTCTCTCGTTAATCGATTCGCTTTATATTCAGAAAATAATCTAAAGCGAAATGCGTTCGTATCCCCTGACGCTGTTAGGAATGCTCGATACTCATTACAGCCAGTATCGCTTAGGATCTTTAACATCAAGTTTTTAGCATTTGAATAGGCATTTACTACCGGCTCAACTTGGAGCTCACCCAGGGCGTCCTTACCCTGGCAAGCACCAGCAGCCTTATACACAATAGTATCTGCGTCAATAATAGCTAACATAAATTATTCATCCGTGAGAGATGGAGTTGAGCTAGGTACAAACTCTATAAGATTCGTTAATTGAATCTTTGAAAGTCCTAGGCACTGGCTCCCACCTTTCGTAGCTTTATTTTTATATAAAGATACCGTGATAATCCCTGTTGACCCATTACCAATTAACGGGATAGTATCTAGTTGATTCCCTTCTGTATCAATAACAATAGGTTGGAAACTGCTTTTAATCCTTACAAAATCTCCTAAGTCATTCCCTTTATTCTTTACCTCAACTCCTAAGTTTTCTAATGCGGTCTTAGTCTGTGAGGATACACTGAGATTTAACTCATACATGTTCGACGGATAGGCTCCCTTTGTGTTAGGTTCCTTCACGTGAGCGTAAAAAATAGTCCCTTTAATTGTAAAGAATTTTGACTGTCCTTGTGTCCCTTTCGTTGTTCTCGTCGTTTTAGACGTTGCCATAGTATTATCTACCTCTTGCGCTTTAATGATAGTTTTTTGCTCTCTGCCATTCTGTTTGACAGGCTGACAGAATATCTTCAATGTTTGCCCTGTTTCGGGAAGACTACTAAACTTGCTAGCTAACCCTATGTAGTTATCTCCTTGCGTACTTACTAGATGCACAAGTTGATAGGTGTTAACCCCATCGTCCCGCGCATCTATCCGTACATCTTTAACGGTAATGATCGTTTCATATGCCATTAGTCAGCGGCCCTTTGTAGTTCACCCATAACATATTGTGCTTGTGTACGAACGTCAGCAGTCCCAGGTGAAAAGACGTGCTTTGTATGTTCTTCGTGAACTAATGCTGCACGCTCTGAAATAGTCAGCTCTCGGGTACCATCTTCCCTCACCTGGAGGCTGGCTTTTGTATTTCCACCTTCAATTTGATGACAGTGCCCCGTGACTTCCCCATACGCTAGGATAATTGGTTGTATTTGTTGCTTTGCCATATTTATATACCTCATTAAGATTCTTGAAAGTTTACATTTAAGTTTTCCCCATCCTTGAAGACTACTAGGACATCCCCCTGCCTAAACTGTCCATTTTTTCCATACTCATGTCCATAATATCCAAAGGTTGACGCTACCGCATTATGACAGGTCAACTCTTGAGCTTGAGCTCCATCAATTAACCTAGAAGTCCCATCCGCTAGTACTAAAGCAGGCTTTAGAGTAGGCTCTGGGAATATGAAGTAAGGCTTCCTAGTCCCATCTGGCTCTAACGTAGAGTTTAAAACGTCAACCGCCACTATAGTCTCGTCGTCCGGTAATTGTATTCGTATGAGCCTACGGGGGAAGCCTAAACTATCCATGTCTTGATCTAGTACTTCAACTAGCCCCGCCGCACTTAACTGCGCCATAAAAGCTGGACGGCCTAAGATATCAAGCATGACACGCCGTATTTCCACGTTAGGCTCTTTTAACACCCGCTCGGCTGTAATCTGCTCAGGATGCAGGATGATATCTTCATCGACGCGTACACCATGAATAGCATATATCCCCCACCCGCTTGGGTACTCTATAGCTTTCCCCGTAGGGTTATGGAGCCTACCACGTTCATCACGTAATATCTTACTCGGCCGCTCTGTTAAGACCACTAACCCGCGTAAACAAAAATAATACCCTACAGACTCAACTAGCTCGAGATAAGCCCTATTAATTTCAATCCCTACTTCGCGATTAAAGAAATCAGCCCAAGCTGCATAACCAGCCCATAACGACCCTCCAATCCAACTACGGCGGGCAGAGCGTACAAGATCGTCATAATTCTGGGGCTTGGGTTTATCCTTAAAATAATTCTCTACATATTCACCAGCCGCTCTAGACCCTTGTAATGGATCATCTCGCCATTGAATCTCGGGTTCAGGAAAGCCAACGAGTTTATATAACTCCTTTACCGCAGCTTCAGCCCGTGGTCTATCTGCTGGTTCGGTAGATAACCCTATAGATATCCACTTGTCCCGATACTCTGGGAGTTTTGCTTCTTGTTCCGGCGTTAATTTATCTATCATAAACCCTCTCTTAAACTTCAAACCAACTATTGCCCACTTGTATATCAATCTGGATAGGCACTGTCCAGTTATACTCAAAGGTATTGTAACAAACTTCAGACCACCTTTCAAGTACTTTTAAATCCTTCTCTGCTTGTGTTATATATTCAGCCTTACAATCTAGCATTATACTATCATGAACTGTATTAATAAGCAAGTATTTATCTCGATTAACTAGAGCACATTCTCGCCAGAATTTCCCCAACATAATCAATACTAAATCCCCAGTTGCCGTCCCCTGCACCATATAATTAACTGCTTCGGTGGGGCTATATGCTTCTAAGGTTCCCCTCTCTTGTAACCACTGTGGGGCTGGATATTTCTTAAACTTATATAAACGGCCTGTTAAGCTTCTATACTGGCCCTTCGCATTTACTTCTTTTTTAAGATCTTCTTGCCAGCTAAACAACATTGGGTACTCTTCTCTTTCTCTTTCGATGAGCAACAGCACTTCTTGTTCTTGCATCCCTGTTTGCTCTGCGATTTTTTTGGCACCAGCTCCGTACGCTCTACTGAAGGAGAAGCCTTTAACTTGCGAACGCTTATATTTGTAGGTAGAATCGCTTTCAAGAAGTTTAAGAACAGACCCATAAGTTATCCCCTCTTTCATTGCTAATCGTTTACAGTGAAAATCAATCCCATCTTTAACATCTTGCTGATATTGTATATCTCCCGATAGCTCCGCTTGAACTGCTAGTTCTACTTGTTTATAGTCAGCAGTCATGATTTTACCATCTTGAAACCGACTTGTAAAGTGGGCCATTACAAGGCTAGGTGGTTTAGGTTGATTTTGTACATTAGGATTGCGACAAGATAATCGGCTAGTATCTGAATAACAATGCAAATAATTTTGATGAATACAACTATCGAGAGTATAAATAGCCTCAGCCGTTGCTTCGTAGTATGTTCCGAGCTGTTTTCTCAAGCCACGTAACTCTAAGATTAATTTAGCAATCTCGGCTGCATCCGTTCCGTCCCGCTTTGCAATAATACTTAATACCGCCTCATTAGTGCTGTAAATTCCTGGTTTTGCTGTCTTCCAGTCCGTATGAGGATGCAACCCAAGTCCAGCAATTTTAACTTCTTTTGTTTCATTTTGCAGTTTTGGCTGTCCCTTTTTTTGTCCGGTTTTGTAAACTCCAACACACACTTTCTCAGTGACTTTGATTACTCCACCAAAGAATAATTGGGAAAGTTGGGTGGGGGAGTCTGAATTAAACAAGCCAATATCTCCCAACTAATTGTTGCAATTTCTCTTCAGTTTCTTTTATCTGTACTTCTAGTTTTGTCTTATTAGTTTGTAATATGTCTTGATTAACATACATCCCATTATATTCACATTCAATACAGGCTAGTAACCCGTCCATACGTTCCATGATTAAGTTATATAACCCTTGTTTTTTACTTTCACTGACTTGCTGTAAATAGATAGCACGTGTGTCGGTCACGTCATAGGTCACATCTTCAATAACTAACTCCATCGGAATCTCTGTTGTGTCCTTGCCAGCTTCCCAGTAAGGCTCCATTAATTTATCACGATAGGGGCATCCATACTTATTAACTGCGATATCACGTAATGCTGGAAACTTATGTTGCTGCCCCGAAAGCATATACTCTGCTAACTGGCAATCCCATACTTTCCCGCCACGTTTAAAGAAATCCTGTAAATCAGATAGAGCCCATAAATATAATAAATCAAAAGTCATGTTAAAGCCGACTAAAACGGACTCATTTATTTTTAATTCTTTCAATACGTTAGGGTACACATATTCAGCACTAACGTCAGTTTCAGTGGCAAGTCCAACAGCAACAATCTGATTGTACCATGGGTTCGCTTTTCTTCCATACATTTCTCGCGTCGTAGTCTCTAAGTCAATGACGAGAAAGTTATCCATTCTCGATCTCCCAGCTTTCACGCCCTAGTATAGGAAACACAACCGCAAACACATCGAACTGCACAGCTTGATTGACCGGCCCTTTTAAGGCACCAAACAATTGATGATTAATACTTGGATTTATATTATAAAATTGAAATACTAACGGATCTGGATAAAAGGCCCAGGTTACAACATCAATAGGCTGTGAGCTCATGGTGCCACCCTTTTAAGTATATACACTACTCCACTATAAACCCCATAATATAATGTAAATAATAAGCCCGCAATCAGTATACGTGGGATATTACAATCTAATAAGAAATTAATAAAGAGGGACTGTAGCAGGGCAAGTCCAAAAAGTAAGCCTAAGAAGGCAATGACCAGTAGCCACCCTACTGTACACACCACAACAAACACTAATACTTCTCTCATTTAATAACAAGCCTCCCCGTAGGGCTCATAAATAACAAATGATCGGCCTCTCCAAGCTCCCCGAACCACCTATTTTTAAGGTTATGTAACTTAAGCACGTCACAGTTATAAATATCCTTCATGTTTCTAGAGACTCCTATAATCCCATCAGGTACTTGAGCTAAGACTCTACTACCACGCCCATTATATAACCCAGGCACTCTACCTTCATCCCAACCAGGCTCACTCGGAGGATCTACAAGATGACTCGCAGCAACCAAGATAAACCCTAAACGCTTCACTAGATCCTGTAACTGATAACATAACTCATCTATATCTCGACGTTCTCCCTGTTTACTGGCTGTTCTCCCTATAATATAACTGATATGATCTAGAATTACAATATCGTATTTTTTCGCAGTTACTAACCACTCGATAGTATCTAATAAAGTTTGACTGTCTCGTTTATACGCATGATTAATAAACATTAAGTTATCAGTATTTAATAAACTATCAAAGAGGGTTTTCCGTTCCTGCTCTGGGATGAGGTCTCTATTCAACATTAACTGACCGATAGGGATATTCTTTTCCATAGCAAGATAAGTTAAAGGACTTACTTCTTGATCTTCTTCTAAAAAGATATTAGCTATTTTAATCTGTGGTAATTTCTTACGGTAATAATAAACCAATTCACGTAACACACTGGACTTACCGATGGAGCTGCCACCAAAGAGCATATAAAAGTTACCATAATTTAATCCCTTAAGCATCTTATTAATCAATGGCCAAGGGAGTGGTAAGCCCTGCTTCGGTGACTGCCAAAGCGCATCATAATCTAACTGGCTACCAAAAAGCACACCCTCTGGATGATACTCTCGCAAGCCAGTATGTAGGATTTCTTCCGACTTACCAGCTAAGTGTGCCTCATTCACATCCTTAAATTCACCCAATTCCACCCATTTAACTTTATTCTTCGGTAGTAAACTTAATGCGACCTCTCGGGCCTGTAATCCTGGTTGGTCATTATCAAAGCATAGCCATATTTCCGCATACTTTAACAGCTCTGCCTTATCTTGTTCTATGTTCTTCCTAGCTGATTGACTGCCACTCTTTAAACTTACCGCTTGATAGCCGAGCTGAACACATACTGCCATATCAAACTCACCCTCAGTAATAATGATAGGTTTGGTATAGTCTTTAAATAACGTCAGCCCAAACATACTAGAGGCGTTCTCACTCCCTGATACCCAACTAAACTCCTTAGGTTTAATGCGTAACTTCACTCCTTGATTATACGCAAAGGCATAACATGGCGCTTTATAATACGTACCTACTTGAATACCACAAGCTAGACAGGTTTCACGTGTGAGACCCCTCTCTGGTAAGTCCTCATGGGTTGTAGTAAGACCTGGGACTAGGTTTAGCACGACATCATTAAGAACATCTATAGGGTTATCGTCAATAACATCAGGGTAGTCTGTAGGGAACGCATCTATATTTTTACAAAGCGTAAGTAAATCATTCGCGGCTGGTTCATAATAAGAACATGCAAAACAATACTTATGCCCGTCGTCATAGAGACGTAGATTATCTCCGCTAGAGTCCTTACCTTGCTCCCTACAATTAGGACAGGGAAACTTCTCTGGTAACACATTACTCATGTTCGATGTCTACCTTATTGTCGCACCCAGGATCCACCAGAGAGGCTACATTTAAAGCTAATTGTAAACGCTCTTTAGGTTTCATATTCATAGTTTCAGTCGTTAACAGACTTCCCCAAGCTAATTGACCACCACTCCCTGTAGCATATGGAGTGTTAACCTTATCAATTAATACTAAACTGAGCCCATTAGGTACATCCTCAGCATTCACAATCGCAATAGACCAGAGGATCCCTTGTACCGCAAGCACACACTCAAGTTCCATGTCAGGCGGTACACGTAGCAGACCGTGAGGATCAACAAAGCCCTGTCCAATTAATAACTTCTTAACCGCTTTCTGAAAATGATGGTGCATATACGTATCTATATCAGTCTCATTATGCGGAATTGAAAGGCAACTTGTCAACAGCGTCAATAAGTATGCGTCCCCTGCTCCAGCAATAATCACCCCATCTCTCTTTACTACTTTAGGTGAGGGACACTCTTGAATTTGTGATGTTTCCCAACTTATCCGACGATCTGCTGCAATATATAATTTGCCTTTATATTTGATACAGGCTATACATGTCATAATTCATTTCTCTAAATAAAACCTCATCTAGCGAGATCGTAATTAAATCAAATGGTGTCATACTAACAATATGATAATTAAGAAGCTCAACATACTCGGAATAATACCTAACTGCTCGAAACGCAGGGTTGCCGTCAATCGCCTCTATCTTCTTGTTTCTTCTCATATATTTTCAGCATCCAATAATTTTCTTCATTACTCACGCTCAAGCAATCACTACAGAGGCATTCATTATTGATAAAGGCTTCCTCAGTGTTAGCTAGTATAGCTGTATCTGATACTCTATCCCCGCAGGCTTTACATCTCATCTTAAGTCAACGCTCTCGAGATTAATTCATTTAATTCCGGAGCTGCCGAGACAACCCATTTCATATGTGAAGGTCTATAGATAGTATTCTCAACTCTCCATAGTTTCACGTCTAACTTATCCACGAACCGCTTGCAATATAGATACGCCTCACTTACAGATCGTGTTTGTAATAACTCTTGAATGTTACGCGGGTTGCCTATTTCACTCATACTAACAACAATCACGCCTTCCACCTCTACTAGACTCACTAAAAAGCCTATTCTAAAACTGTCAGCTTGCTTCATCATAGTTAACCCCTTTGGCACTGGCTGCATATACCTGCAATACGAAACACAGCCAATCGTTTAAGAAAGTCCTTGATTGATTTAATCCTATGACACTTATGACAATACCGTTCTGCTGATAAGTTAATTCGACTCATTAGTTTTATCCTCTTCTTCTATCTCATCGTAGTCCATTGTATCATAGCAACTCCAACAAAGTCTAGTATCATCTAACAAACTCCCACAGAATCTACACTCAGGCTGGCTTGGTGAACTATATCTATCTAGCATATAACCTCCTAATGAATAATTGGGCCACAATAAACAGGGGAAGATTGAAATATAACGCGATCCTCAAGTCCTTCCTCCACTAACCGAAGAATAAAGTTTTGTGCATCCGTAACTGTAGCAAAATAGCGTTGGAGTACTTCCCAATCAAAGCTGGAGTCTTCAGGTTTCGCATCGACCCTATAATCTCTATTATTTTCATACACAATGCGGAAAATGTACTTCATATAATAGCTCCCTCTTGTAATCGCTCACTCAATGCAGTAAATTGACGCTGTACAGTACTACTCGATATACCGAGACTCTTAGCGATCTGCGCGTCTGTCCATTCCAGAAGCCTACCGTAGAGAATCTCTTTCTCAATAGCAGAGACCATATCCAGTATTTGAGCTAGTAAGATGTCACTATCCCACTCTGAAGTGATCATCGTGTGTGTAACTTCAGAGTATCTATCCCCAATACTCACGGGAACTAATGGCACACTAATCTCTGCAGTAGTCTGTGTTTGATACTCTAAATCATCAATAGAAAAATGTTGATAATCTTTATGCTGTGAGTACCCTTTAATTAACTTACGAGTATATTCACCTAACGCCCATCTAATCTTCAAAGCTCTATAAGCCTCTAATGGAACTTCTTTTCTATTATATGTTTTCTCTGCTTCCCAATGTGCGATACTTGCTTCTTGTATATAATCATCTCTATATAGCTCTTTAAAGCTGCGAGAATAATTACTCAATACTCTATCTACGATATTCTCTACTAATCTATTCATTGTCGAGACTCTCTTTTAATAAATCTTCTCGGAGCATTCCTAATTGAATGATCTTATATCTCGACATTTCAATATAACAATCAATACACATTCCTTTATGTTGGTTGTGTGCTACTGTTTGTTCACATACACGACACTTTACTACATGTTGCTGTTTACTCATGATACATACTCCTATTGGTTGGTTAATTACTCTTCATTATTTTCTCTTTCATCTTGTACTTCATGATAGATTGCTATTGCAAATGCTATCACTAGCGCAAGCCCCACTGTAAAACTAACTATGACTATCTCTGCCATGGTCGTTACCCTCTATATGACTACGCATTAAAGAATCTATTTCACTTCTACTCATATTTCTAAAGTGTTTAACTGGTTTAATTTTATCGTGATGATGACTAAGATTAACTCTCTCAAGTTGTCTTGTCTTTGGATTATATTGATACGCTATCATATACTGTTTACCTTCTTGTTAATGTTCTTACTTTCAGTATAGTACATAATTTACATTTGTCAAGGGAAAAACAAAAATATTTTTTCTCCTTATATAATCAACTACTTAGACATAAAACAAGGGCTTCCCTGCCCCGGAGTGTAACCTACATAGCCTCTGACTCTTCCTCAAGCTGTCTCTGAGTATGTCCCCAATCCATATAGGCCATATAGTTGATATACTCTTGTGCTTCATGCTCATGTACAAACTCCCAAACTCTCTTTACTCTGTTATTAGTCCCTGGTAGTATCTCTAGTACTTCATAGTATCTAGTGAACGGATTAAATCTATAAATTAATCTCTGTGCTTTATGTGGTACTTTATATACTGGTAACATGATACATACTCCTCTAGTTGGTTTCACTTCCTTATTTATTCCTCTATTTGTTGTTTACTTATTCTCCTTTCTTACTAGAAGTATAGTACATATTCTGAATTTGTCAAATCAACTACTTAGAACTACTCCAATCATTTAAATCTCTAATGAGATCATCATCCTGCACTTGATAGGAAATAAGCAGCCCTAAAAAGAATATATATTTAAACCATATATAACGAGTAGGCATTGGTGGGAATACTTCACACTTTGCATAATAAACTTTATAGATGAACACCTCCAGTAACGACTCTGGAATATAAAACCCTACATCATATTTGCCTATGTACATTTTAATCTATCCTCTGTTAAAATAGCTCATTATCTAACGCTCTATTAATAGCATTATAAACAGCATTATAAACAACCCTATAAACAGCACTATAAACAGCACTATAAACATCACTACCAACAGCCCTATGCACAGTACTACCAACAGCCTCATCAATAACACCCTTAACAGCTTCATATTCTTTAGTCATTATCTATCTCCTCAATAACAGCCCTATGCACAGTATTACCAACAGCAATATCTAGCTCCCTATTAACAGCATTATAAACATCACTACCAACAGCCCTATGCACAGTACTACCAACAGCCCTATAAACAGCATTATAAACATCACGATAAACAGCCCTATCAATAACACCCTTAACAGTTTCATATTCTTTAGTCATTATCTAACTCCCGATTAATAGCATTATAAACAGCCCTATAAACCCCAATATTAACATCACTATAAACAGCATTATAAACATCACTACAAACAGCCCTATTCACAGTACTACAAACAGCCCAATAAACATCATTATAAACAACCCTATAAACAGTACCACAAACAGCTTCATATTCTTTAGTCATTATCTAACTCTCGATCAATAGCACTAGAAACAGCTCTATAAACCTCAATATTAACAGTCCTATTAACAGCCCTATCAACAGCCCAATAAACACCTTCTGTAGCACTACTACAGACAACCCTTCGAACCGACCTGCGAATAGTAGTACTAACAGCCTCACCTATAACACCCTTAATAGTTTCATATTCTTTAGTCATTATCTAACTCCCGATCAACAGCACTAGAAACAGCACTATAAACAGCTTCATCAACAGCACTAGAAACAGCCCTATAAACAGCATTATAAACAGCACTATAAACAGCTATATAAGCAGCTTCATCAACAGCACTATAAACAGCCCTATTCACAGCACTATAAACAGCTCTATGCACAGTACTACCAACAGCCCTATAAACAGCATTACCAACAGCAATATCTAGCTCCCTATTAACAGTCCTATAAACAGCTATATAAGCAGCTTCATCAACAGCACTATAAACAACATCCTTAACAGCTTTATATTCTTTAGTCATATAATCCCCCTCTCTAGGTAGTATACACCATAAGACCCTACAAGAGCAACCACATGATAAGCTATAATAATAACAACATGATACGCTATATAAGCTCCAACTTATACTATGGTTAAAATATGGGGTTATTTCATCCGAGGATTGGTTAAATTAGGGGGTTGTTGTTATTGTTAATGCTTTTTTAAGGTTAATGTGCTATAATATATGTATAGAGGTTAAGCTTTTTTAATACCTTTGGAAGCTTTCAAGGAATGAAGAAACAGGTTATATGGTAGTAACTCCTTGTAATGTAAGGGGTTGGCTAATACGGGCGGTTCATCGTTGCCTAGTCTTAGTATAGCGTTGGTTAGAATGTATGGTCAAGTGGCCACTCAGTCAACGAAGTGTTACTAAGTCAAACAAATACGGTACCTGATAAGCACTCTATGAAGGAAAGCAGCTAAGAAAGCTGTTAAGCACGGAAAGGGGCCTATGTGGTTATGCTTTAAAGTATATACCATATTGCAAAGGTATCTCTATGTCTAAAACTTTATAATTCCCCTTTACAGATAACCTATATGTATGCTATAATATACATTAGTAAACTCAGATAAGAATAGTATAACTCACTAAAAGAACCAATAATGACAAGATACTACACATGTGATAATGTATTCTGTAAGTACTACAAAGTATTAGCATTATATGTATCCCCAGACCATGAACCAGACTCTCCAACATGTACGTTATGTGATACTGTACATATCAAGGTAGATGAAGATGAAGTATACAATAAAGTATTGCAAAATAAGAACTAACTACACGAAAAGCTTCTATCGTATTATGTATGAAGATAAACCTATTGGTCATCCCATAGCTAAACGTGCTCATGCAATAGCTGTGTGTGAATTCCTTAATAGTGTAATCATTGAAGATTACTTAGACCCTAAGACATTAACTTTAAAGTGGGACATATATTAATGATTTATTATCACTTTCCAATCGAAATAGTAAGATCTAAAGAACCAAAGACCTTTAGTCTAACTCTTTCATTAGAAACTAAATTCGGTATCTATGAAACCAATAAACTAATAGACTCAACTAAACCAATTACTAGTATTATCTATAAGTTGCGTATATTAGGCTTTGGTGTTAGTTACTATAAGGAGAAGAACTAATGAGAGAGAATGATAAGATAGACGCTTTATTACTTGATGACTTAGACGCTATACAAGACTATGTAGCAAACAATAAGGTAGAGAGCTATTTCCTATTGATTAATACTAAACCAGGTGAATACTTCATCGCTCAACAATATAGACAATTACCTAATACTCTTCTTAGTACATTAGAGTTAACTACTCTCGAGCTTAAATTACGCTTCGCCCTATTGCCTCTATTGGAGGCTGTAGAGCAGGCTTCAGGTTGTACCCTACCAGATATCACTGAGATGCTACGATCAATTGATGGCAGCAATAACAAGCTTAATGATTGACATTCTATTTATTACTATCATTGCAATACTATGTTTAACTATTGGCCTTTTAGTTCTAGCTGTCAAGGCTAATATCTATCTACAGTTAATTACACTATTTGTAACCTACTGTAGTATGTTCTTAGTGTATTACCTAACAGGTTTATTATTAGAGAGAATCAATAACAATGGACATAAATGAAATCATTGCATATATCCTTATCTTTGCCTTCTTCTTCGAGGCTGGATATGTACTTACAGGTATATTACTTGATAAGATAGATAAGAAGTAATACTATATATTATAAC